AACGACAGGTTCGGCATCTCGTAGGTGATGTCAAGGTCGGTGATTGCGCCGACGAATAGTTCGGCTGTGCCGGCGAGAACCTTGATTGCGCGTCTCGGTGCTAGGTCGAAGTCGCCTTCGTACCATGTCGAGGCGGTGTTCGCTGGGTCAAATAGTCGTCCTGATGCACGGTCGTCAGCCAAGATGCGACAGGTGCCTGGCGAGAACTGGTCGGTTTGGCTTCCACGGCCACGCTGAACCGCGACCGCCAACACATACTCGGTTGCATCCACGAAATCGGTTGAACCATCAAGAACATCTGTGCCGTTCAGTGTCGATGAGTCAAGTATGAATGCGTCAGCAACCGCACCAACATCTAACAGAACCGAATATGCCTGACCCCACTTCAGTGTCTTTGGCATGGTTACGCAACCGCGAACTCAAGGAAGTTGCCACCAGCGATACGAGAGTACTGTTGCAACACTTCCACGATCTGCCGACCAGCCTCGATGCCGTTCGTGCCGATACCAGTATTGACATTGACCACCGTTGTGCCACCACCACCAGTTGTTGAGCCATTAGTTGTTGCGATCGGTGTCGGTACAGTCGGCAAAGTTGGGATGACCAAACCCGTTCGGCCAGTCGCAGCCGCAGCATCACTAGCAGTCTTGATCGCTTCGGCAAGACGCTTGTACGCTTCTGTCTCAGCATCTAGCGCGTCAGTCAATCTCTCTGATGCGTCGGTCTGACGTTCTTTAGCATCATTGACTTCTTTGAGAAGTTCGTTGTACGTGTCCGAACCTTCAACGGCACCATTGACCGCTTCGTTAAGAATTGATTGTGCTTCAGCCAAACCATTGGTGGCTTCTTCTTGTGAATCAGTTGCTTCTTTGACCGCAAGTTTTGCTTCAGCCAAATCAATCTCGGCTTGGCGGATTGCCTGTGCGCTAGTTGTCGGATCGGCTCGAAGTTCGGCAAGTTTGAGTTCGGCATCACGAACCGCAAACACAGATTCCTCAACTCGATATCCAGCCTGCTCGACATTGCGTTGCGCTTTGTTAAGTTCCTTTTGTGCTGCTTTGGCCTCAACCGAATCTGCACCATATCCAGCGACCGCCTTGTTGAATCGTTCTTGTGCAGAAGCAAGATCGGTGTTGGCTGTGTTCAAAGACTTCTGTGCATCAGCCGTCGCCTTCTGCGCACGAGTGAAAGACTTTTGTGCAACCTCAGATTGATTGATTGCATCCGTATATTTCTTCATCTTCTCGGCTGCTGTTTCAACAGCCTTTGACGCACCACCAGTCGCAGTCTTGAATCCGCCATACGATACTTTGGTAACTCCGAGTGAGAACGCCAGTTCCGTCAACCGATCAGTTTGGGTTTGTAATTGTTTTGTGATTGGAACATTAAGAATCTCACGACAGGCACCAGCAATGTCTAAATACTTTTGACCGATCTGTTCGGCGATAGGGATTGCTCGATAGTTCGCTTCAGTGACTTCGTCGGTTCGTTTCTTGAGATTGATCATTGGAATATCGAATGGCAAGATGATGTTCAATAAAGCGTTGAAATTGTTTGTCATGTCCACGAGGAACTTGATCACTCTGTCCATGCCACCGACCAGCCCAATGAATGCAGCAGTCAAAGCGGCCACGCCGACAATCATTAAACCAAGCGGGTTTGCGGTCATCACGAAGTTCAATATCGCTTGTGCTGCTGCGACCGCTGCGATTCGAAGCGGAAGAAGTTTCAAATAGGTTGAGTAAAGAAGCACCGCACCTGCGACCGCGGTGAAGGTAATCACCAAACCAGCGAACAAGGTTGAATGATTCTGTGCAAAGGTTGCCAAGGCTTGAAACAATGGAAGAACAGCAGCCAACGCTGGTACGAGTGCGGCACCAATACTTTCGCTGAGTTCACCCATCTGAACTTTAAGGATCTGCATCTGACCCGCTGCTGTTCCTGCAGCAGCCTGAGTCGCACCACCAAATTGCGCGTTCAATTCAGCGAAGATTTTTTCTAGGCCTTGGCCTTCTTTGATGTTGTCAGCCAATGTAGGCGACAACGCCTTCAACGCTTTGAAGTTATCGTTGTAGCTCTTTGAGAGAGCATCTGCTACCTGCGCCAGTGGCACCCCAGTGCTGGTCGCAATATCTTGTGCGAGCGCAAGGTCTTTCTGCGCTCGAGTCAAACTACCTGAGCCAAGCGCGAGTGTGGCCAGAGCCGGACGAAGTTCACTGTCCGCAGTTCCGGACGCAAGACTCATCGAGGTTATTAGTCGCTCCGTCTGTTCTATTTGTCCAGTCGTTGCGCCAGTTGTGTTCTTTAAGGCTTGGGCAAGTTTGACTTGTTCTTGTTGGTCTTGGATTGCGGCGTTGACCGAACTTGTCAAGAGTGCAACACCTGATGCAAACGCCGCAGCGGATGCGATTGTTACTTGTTTGAATATGTCTTGAGCGGCTTTTGATTGAGACGCCAAACCGCCTGTGGCCTTCTCACCTTCGGCTTGTAATTTCTTGAACGCGGCGACCGCACTACCTGCGTCACCAAGAATCTTTACAACGAATGAGCGTTCACCTGCCATAGTGAAGCAATTCTACTCAGTTTATGCTTGCTCGTTTCTTGAACTCTGCCCACTCAACTTGCATGCTTCTGTGTATCTCGTTTTGGCTCATGCCGTCATACATTGACAAGTCGATCGGCGCATCCCACCAGCATGAATCTGCGATATGTCGATTCTTCTTTGTGCTGGTTCGTTGCACGGTTGATCGAATGTTCGGTGTAGAGAATCGTCGTGTCGGTGCTGCGATATCGGTGATCGTCGGATCCAAGAACCGCCAACCTGAATGATGTGTGCGGAATGGTTGACCAGCTTCGTGCTGTGGCAGATAGAAGATACGGGCAGGGTCTTTGGTTGCTGGGTCGCCTTTGAGACAAAGACGCTCATGTGTCTCGTGCCAAACTTCTTCCCAGTTCTGCACCGGCACAGCCTGCTCGAATGGAACGACGATATGCCAGTGAGGATTGTCTTCGCGATGTGACCAGGTTGTGTAGGCGAAGTGTATATACGATCCGAGATCAGCCTGCTCGAATGCTTCGCCGTCAAGGTCGGCGACTAATGCCCAGATGTGTTGCACATTGCGATTACCACGAGTCGTGTACTCACGATAGGTGACTGGCGAATACAACGAACCGTCAGACTTGTTTGCTCGTTCTTGATGGTTGCCGAGCATGGACGCAAACTCCATCCACGATGTTGCGATGGTCTTTGGGTAGATGGACTTGACCGATGGGAACCCGACGACTTCAAACATTGTGCAGACCTGCCTCAATGTATCGGCGAAGAAGTTCGGACACGGTCACATCATCACGCTTGGCTTGACGCTCGATCAATGTCTTGAGTTCTTTGTTAAGCCTGATCGTGATGGTTGGATATTGAGAAGTCATCGTGCAAGCAACTCCGCTTCGTGTGCATCGTCTAGGCATTCGGCGCATGTCCCATCTGCATTCATGCGACTTGCATCGCAATGATCTGCACAGACTATGTTGCCTTGATTGTCGGTGTATGTTTCAGTCGTCATCACAACACCACAACTTTCGTTTGTGAATCAAGAACTGACAACAGCTCGTTGATAGTCTTGATTGTCTCAAGAACTTTTGGTGAGTGTGGTGCGAAGTCTCGCAATGCTGCAAGATTGCCTTCTTGAACTTCTAACTTGCTGATGATTTCTTTGACTGACATAATGTTCCTCCTTTGGAACTAGAGGCGTTTCCTCTATGTAAGACAATGTAGTGGAAGTGTAAGACAAATGCAACTATCTTTTCAAAGATTTTTTGAGCCTTATTCTGTAAGGGTTTCAGCCGATGCCTAGTTGTTTGACCACATCGTCTATGCCGTCCAAGTATCGCTTGGCGATATCGTTCTTCTTCTTGCGGACGGTCGGCCAGAAGAAGTAACCCGACTGACCTCGATGTCTCAAGAACTGTTTTGTGGTCGGTCTGGCACCGCCACCGAACTCGGCACCGAAGAACACGTCACCCATCAACACCTTGCGATCAAGACCATACACTCCTCTGATGACCGGACCTTGAACTCGTCCACGTTTACGATTTGATCTAGTTTTTGATTTGAACTGCATATTTGGTTTCAAACGAATTGAAGGAACGCGATCTTTTCTGACCACCAAACCTCTCGTCACCTCTAATGCTTGACGCGCTCGGCTCACGCTTCCAGCCTCGACTCTTACCGCAGCTAATAAGTCAACCGCTAGATCGGTTGAGACTTTGCGAACCATCTCGTTGAAGGCTGGACTTGCTTTTGAGAAGCGGCGAAGCACATCGTAAAGACCTTCAATCTCAATCGCAATCGACACTCCACCGGCACGACCAACTGTTGAACCTAAGTCACCTGGCTGATTTGGGAACGCCGACTTCAACGCTTTTGGAACCGGGAATGATGAAGCCATTACTTGATCCTCTGTGGTGGATTTGATTTGATGTTCTTCCAGCGCAGATAGCCGACCATCGTGTACAGCATTCTAGGTGATTCTTGTAGAAGTAAAGATGGTGCGATGTGTGTCTCGCAAGCGAGATATGCGATCAGCCAGTGGGCTGAGGATTCTCCAAAGGGACGATCACCGAATCTTCGGTTGCGACCTCCAATGACTCAACTGTTTCTACCCATTCATTGAATCCAATTTTGACTTGGTTGCGTCGTTTCAACGAATGCCAGGCAAGCCAAGCAAGATCGCTGAGTTTGACTTCGCTTTGCAGATTGGTGATAGCACGATTCTTCTCGCCTTCGAATGCGATGAAGTCTGCGAAGTGTGCAGTCACTTTTTCTTTGACGCCCGAATCGAGCGTGATTTCCATTGCTAGTTTCATTCTTGCCTCCTAAGTGTTAAGAATTATGCAGTTGCTTTTGTGATCGTTCCGCTGATTGGCCACGTTACGTCCGCTGTGTTCAACTCGCCCACTGCGCCGTTCACTGGTGTGAACTCGGTGCAAAGAACTGAGAATGTGTAGGAAGGGTTTGCGGTGCTGACTGCGGCGGTGCCTGCTTTGACAACCATCGTGACAGCAGTCGAGCCGATCAATGGCATGATGAGTCCGTCAATGGCGTTGTAGTCGTTGTGCAACGAGAGTGTCACAGAGTTGTCGATTAAGCCTGACACGCGAGTTACTGCGCCACCAGAGCCGAATGAAGTTGTTGGTACCTCTGCTGCCGAAGTGCTGATTGTTACAGCGGCGACATTGTCTGAGATGTTTGTACCGTTGAGTGTGACTGAAGTGTTTGTGAGAACTAACTTTGCCATGATTATTTATCTCCTGCCTTGTCGGCTTTCGAGGTTGATTTATCCGCTACCGGAACAATGCGACCCGATTGCAGTAGAGAGTCTAGATGATCAACATCTTCGCCATCAATAGTGGCTGGATATTGTTTGTCTAGAACGGTGAAGCCTTCGACCACCTGGTACTTTGCCATAGCCTAAGCATACACCACGACACGGAAGTCGACCGTCAGATAGGTCGTGTCGTTGGCGTCCACGGTTGAGATGTTGCTGGCTTCTTCAACGATCAAGGTCTGTGCATATCCGCCGAGTGTCGGGTCGGCTTCGATTGCTGCGCGAATCCCGTTGTCATAAGACAGGTAGGTGTCCATCAGGTTTTGTGCTGTGCGTTCAGCTGCACGGCCGACGATCACACTGACCGTGAATACATGTGTGACTAGACCTGCCCGCATCGCACCGTGATAGGTGATCGACTCTAAGGTCGGCCATGCGATACCGCCGAGCGAAGGATTTACTTGGTCGGGTTGTTGTGCGTAGGCGCGAAGGTTTGTGATTGTTGCAAGACGGGTTTGTAGTCCTGTTTTGAGTTCGGTGACTGTTGCGGTCATGCGAACATCCGCATTCGGCGATAAGGCTCGACGAGTTGTGCGACATCTGGATCGAGTGCGCGTGTCACTCGTATCGCACCCAAGTCTCCGAAGCCGGCAACGCCGAGCGGTGAATCGTAACGCTTGAAGATTCTTGAAGCCTGAATGATCACCGCTTGTGTGATCGGCTCAGGCACAGACGGCCAACCATAGACAGCGGTCAGTTGCACCAATGCTTCTTGTCCGAAGTTTGCGTTCAATGTCGGGAACAGATAATCGCCGACCGCACGGATGCGCGTGAACGGAACTGTCAGTCCGTCAAGGATCCCGTTCGTTGGTTCTAGTTGGTAGTCGGTTGGTGTGAAGGTGACATCGAATACGCCGTCGGCAAGTGTCGAAGTTTTGAGTGTGATCGCGGTTGATGCGATGTCGTCAATCTCGCAAACATAAGAATCGTATGCGGTGAACACTCGTGTCGTGGCCGAGCCGTATGCCCAGAACTGTCGGTTCGCATAGCCGTCAATTAAACGTGACGCCGCTCCGACACAATTATCAAGAAGATCATCGTCCTGAACGTCGGCCGTGCCGATTCGGAGAGCAGCCTTAACTTGATTGCGTGTGGCATAGCCGTTGGTAATTGCCATAGTTCTTTTATCCTACTTCAGAGCGTCTGTGTTTGTTCGATGAACAAATCTAGTTGCTCAGCCATTGTCGGGAAGTAGTCAAGATAAGCCTGATATGACTTGCCAACTTCGGCTTTCGCTTGCGCAACTTTTGATGCACAGTTCACGGCACCGAATACTTTCATCGGTCCAGAAGTCAGATGCGACAGATCCCAGCCATCCTTCTCGATCACGACAACTGGACAGCCACACAATGTCGCCTCATGCACGATCGCGGTGTACCCGTCAAAGGAGATCAGATACTCGGCTGACCGCAATGCTTCCGCAAGTTCTTTGCGTGTAGACGGCCAAGAATGTGTGATCAACTTTGCGCCATCAGGAACATGACCCATCTGGCCTTTACCGATCCACACCAACACACCAGACCGTTCACCAGTACCAGGATGGAAGATGTCAGGTTCCAGATAAGGCACATTCAGCACAGGACTTTTGTTGATGTTCGGATGCCAAACAAACTGCAACCCGTCCTTGTTTGCACGATTCAACAACCACCACACAATCCGATCCGAGCCTGATGGGTTGCCTTCAACAATCTCAGGATAGACATGAATGGCATCATCGGGAATCTCAAAGCATTCCGGAACCGACCAAGGATTTGATACGAACGCTCCGTGTGTCATCTTCATCTCGGCCTGCAACCCGCGGTCGCGTAACAACTTGCCGAGCAGGTACAGCACTCGAATACCACCTGAGACTCGCCTGTAATCAGGCGACCAGATCACATACGGTTTCATCAATCCCAACTCAGATCCAATCTTCGTTGCAGATCCCACTGCCCTGCGTCAAGTCTTGCGTTTCGAAGTTTGAACAGTTCATGGTTCGAGTTGAATGTCGCAGAGTTCTTCGCCTGATATGCGACATCGGACAGAAGCGTGGACGAGTTGTCATGAACGATGATGTCTTGTGACTTGCGAATGTTTTTACCGAGACGCACGGCGCGACGCTCATAGTCGTTGTCTTCGAAGTATGCAGGATGGAACGCTTCGCAGAACAGTCCGACTTCTTTGACAACTTGCGAACCGACCCACGCACACGCCCACTCTGGTGAACCAGTCAGATGAATCTCGTTCGGGTAACACTGTTCCCAAAACTGTTCAAGTTTGTTTGGCATGAACCAGGCGTCCGAGTTGAGAAGAATCCAACCAGATGCGAACGGTGTCATCTTGATTCCAAGATTCCAAGATGTCGCCACACCAAGATTGCTTGGCATGTCCAAGATGTAGGTTTTGCCGTGCCGACTATGGCGTGGCATCACCAAACAATCCTCTTCGATCTTGCCTCCGTTGTCGATGATGATGATCTTGTCGACAGGGAAGTCGAGTGAATCTATGCACCGCTCAAGCAGGTCATAGCGGTTTAGAACTGGGATGACTACGACCGGCACCATGCTGATATCTCCTTCATAGCGGGCTTCCAATGCTGTTCAAATACTTGATCGGCTCCGTACCCTAGGGCATGGGTGATCGCGTCCTCAGAACGGCCTCTAGGCGCGTCATAAGCCGCCTCAAGGGACTTCACGATGTCAGGCACATTCGGTGTGAAGAACCATGATTGCTGAGCCGCATCCCACCAAGGCTGACCTTCAACCGTCCAACCGTCACCGACCAGCTCAGGTTGCGCCGTGAAGTTCGAAACAATCACACGACAACCACAAGCCTGCGCTTCGATGACAGGTATGCCGAACCCTTCACCCATCGAGCAGGCAAGCAACACATCGGATGCGGTATACATCGCAGCCATCATCTGTTGTGGCAGACCGTGCCGATAGGCGTACTGGTCGACAACCTTGTAGCGGTCTTTATCTACACCGCAAGCATCAAGCAAAACTGGCAGGTTGATTCCAGCCATCGCACCATCAGGTTCGGTGTAGAGATAAAGAACCGCATCGGGTTTGTCTTTGGCAAAGATTGAGAACGCAAGAATGTTCTCGGCCCACGCCTTACGGGCAGGCTGTGAACCTTTGTTCGTTGCGACCATCGTGACAACGAAACGGTCTTCTTCCCAGCCCATGAACTCTCGGCCAGTCATCTGTTTGCCGTTGTTAATAGTCACCGACTTCGTTGGTTGAAACACAGGCTCAATGGCGTGAGGAACATACAGATGCTCGACACCTGCGATGTCCATCATTCGTGAACCAAACTTTGACATCGCGATCGGTTTCACATTGTCGCGCTGCAAGAATCGCAACACATCTGGTGGCGTTGGCTGATGATCAATCGGAACCCAAGACGCAATGTTCTTGAGTTGTTTCAACGACTCAGACTTCAACACCCACACATCAAACAAAGTCATCAACAATGATGGCGTGGTCAGATCTTGGTTCGCCCATTCCATCGTGTGTGCAACGACAACATCGTCGGAATATGTGGCGAGTCCTTGTGGGTAGATCTTGAATCCGTTCCAAGTTGATGACGAACCAGCGAGTCCGTACATCGCATGGACTGCTATTTGGTGGCCTTCTTTTGCGAGCCTTTGGATGACTTGCGCGGTTTGCTGACCGTAGCCGGTTGCGGCCCAAGGTGCGTTGGAATACCAGACAATTCTGAGTCGGTCGGGATTGGTAGGTCGGACACTTCCAACGAGTGCGCTACGCCCGCTCGGAGTAAACGCTCCGCCAAGTACCCTGGCATCTCCACTGGGACGCCTTTCACGATTACGGTTTGCCACATGATCCTCCTAAGTTTAGTGCAGATACAGGAAAGCCTCGGCAAGTCCTGCACGACCTTGCCGAGGCTTAATCCTAGTCACAGTCCTTGCGGACTGCTATGTCTTGTTTTCAGTTTTGCTTCCTGATTATCAGGACGCGCCACCGATGAAGTGCTTGACATGCGATGTTTGTGGCAAGTTGCCGTCGACACGCATTGTTGCACGGAAGGTAATGAGATCAGTTGAAAAAGCGAAATCGTCGCTTCGATCCAACTTAATTCCACCGACACTTCTCACAAAATAGGAAGGAAGGTGTCCGAAGATAACCGACTTCGCTGCTGTTGCTGTGTCTGCCATACCTGGGTTCTCGAATACTGGGTATCCAAGGAGCAGATCTTGTGCATCTGCGCTGAGTGCTGGTTGGAACACATAGTTGCCTGCTGTGTCCTTGAGCTTGCGCATCTTGCCGATCGAGGCTGCATTCATCTGGAAGCCTGAACCAGCCAAACGACGACCGGCTGTGTCTACCGAGTAGACCAAGTCAATCAAGTTGTCTGCTGTGAACGCACCCGAAACTGCTGTTGAGCCAGTTACGCCGAGAGCCGAAGCCGTGACAATACCTTTTGGCGCATTTGAGCCTGAGCCAGTTGTCAGTGAAGCGTTGACACGCACACCGAGTTCGTTGCCGGTCTGATCAGCCAAGAAGCGCAAAATGTCTACGCCTGAATCCTCGACCAACTCGCGTGAGAGTTGAACAAGGAACGAAAACTTGAACGCACCAAGAGTTATGAAGCTGTTAAATACTGGATCACTCTCAGAGATTGCTGTGCCTTCGCCAACGATTGCTGCAGTTGAATACTGGGCAAGTGATGGAATCTGAAGGTTTTCGCCTGATGCTGTGTTCAAGACCGTTGAAGTCTGGAGCATTGGACCAACCGTACGAGCAAGCATGATGACTTGGTCGTAGAACGATGTTGGAACTGGTGCGCCAGTCTGAGTCTTTACGACATCGCGCTTCTCAAACATGTGAGAGCGGATTTCGCCTTTTGCCATCGAGCGGATGACATCGTTGTCGGTGCGCTCTGCGCGTGGTGCGTCAGCGACAGGTCGAACCTGGTCTGCGATCTCGCGTGTTGCTGCATCCAAACGAAGTTCACGGGCCTCATCGGCGCGGAGTTTCTCGATTGTTGCTGTGCGCTCATCAAGTTCCTTGCTGATGCGCTCGTATGTTTGTGTCTCTTCTGCTGTCAAGTCACGCTTTTCTGCGGTTGCAACATCAAGAATCTTCTTTGCGGCTTCCCACGCTGTTGCGCGTTGTGCCAGTTGTTGTTCGATAAATTGTTTCATGATTTCTCCATGATTGGTTGAGTTGTGGTGCGCAGGAAATTGTGTTCCGATCGTAGCGGTACGCTTACCAATCTCTAGCCGTAGCGGTTCGCTTACCGGCAGACCCGAGTATATATCAGAGTCTAGATATTTTTCAAGAGTTCAAGATGCTTGGCCATCAAACTTACTGATGCAGGAACTTTGGCTGGTTCGGCACGAAGTTTGCTGACCGCACCCGACAACAGATCAGCCGACTCATCTGACAGAGTGCCACCCGCTTCAAGGACTGTGATCGCTTCGGCGAGTTTGTCTGCGTCAACACCTGTGCGCTCGGCAAGGATGTCCAGCGAACGAACAGAAGCCGAAGTTGCCGTGTATGCAGGGAAGCCTGTCACGACCGACACCTCATGCAAACGTACTTGACGCAGTTCACGGCTCATCCCATCGTCCGACCATTTATCTCCACCGGCAGGAACCGAGAAGCCGAACGACATTGAGTCAACATCGCCGCGCTTCATTAACACGCTCAGGTCACGGCCGACAGTTGTGTCAGGAAGATCTGCTTCAACGAGCAAACCTTTTGAATCTTCTTGCAATCGCAAAGTCTTTGACCTTGTTGAAGCGAGAAGCATTGACGAGTCATGGTTCATGTACATCTTGATCGGCATTCGACTCTTCAAAGATTTTTTGAATGCGCCTGGTGTGATTCGCTCGATGAATGGCAATGGTTCGGAATCAGAGTTGAAGACTGCTGCATATCCTGTGAATGACATTCCGTCACCTGTTGGACCTTCGCGTAGTTCGAAGTTGTTGATCTGAATGCGGCGTGTCTCTAGTGATTCGCTCATTCCGTCAATCATAACAACATTCACGGGCAGAGTTCTAGAGGAGCGTGGATGATCTTTTGGAAGAAGATCGTTGTCGGTGATGTAGGCAGGATTCTCTGGACGGCCGTTGCGAAGAAGATACAGGAATGCGTTCACACGCGCATACGCCCACTGATTACGAGTGATCCCAGGTCGATGCGAAGTCGAGTAAGCACCAGCACCGCGACGGAACACGGTGCGCAACATCCCAACCGTGGCACGTTTCCAAGACGGATCCGAACCGTCAAGTTTGTCGTTGTGTTCAACAACTTTATTCTTCAACCCATCTTCGATTGCTTGTGTCAACTCGATCGTGTCAGCACCGGCAGGAGCCTTCGCGGAACCTTGCGGATTCTTGTCCGAACCTGTGATCTGATCCTTTGGCGGAGCTGGTGCGCGTTCAGATTTGATTGCCTCAGATTTACGTTCAAACCAATCTCGTGCCGGTTGCGGATTCAACGGGTTGATTCCCCACAGATAGTGTGCGACCGCACCCGCACCAGGGAACTGGTCGTTGCTTGCATCAGAGTTCTTCGGTGCATCTAGGTCGACTGCGTGTCGTTGCGCCCAAGCGTTCGCACGGATCACTTTGTCTTCTGTGATCTGGCCTCTTGCCATGTCTCGTGCTTCACGAACGGTTCGATCGACCAGCCCTTCACCCGCAAGACCTTGACCGTAGTAGTCCAATCCTTTTCTTGCCGCGCTGCGAATGTAAACAGGTATCTCAAGAGATACCTGGCGAACCGAATCTTCTTCTTGCATTTCTTCTTCGTCTGGTTGCCATGCGTTGCAATAGAATCCGCCGTCGACATAATCATCCCATTTGTGACAGTACGCCTTCAAGTCGTCGCCTTCGCCTTGAACATTTGTTTCGTCGTAGTGATAACAGTTGCCGCAAGCACGACCTTCGGGAACATCAGGTGACAACGCTGGACGATAGTTATCGGGCAACGCACGTTCGCCACCTGGTTCCATGTCTTCGGCGATTGATACCGCAACCATCTGGTCGATTGCATCTTGTTTCGTTGTGTGACAACCGATTACTTCACCATCTTCTTTGATCGTTGCCCAACCAGAACAATCTGGAGATTTGTCTGTAATGAAGTAAGGCATCAGACCAACAATAATACTTCAGCGTCATCGTCAAGAATGCTGAATGTGATGGTGGATTCTGCTCGAGCGTTCATGCCACCAAACTTTGCGGAGGTTACTGCATAGCGTCGTTTGGGTTCAATGATGACAGGTTCGACAACTGGTTCAGGTTCAACCTTCTTGCGTCGTCGTGGTGCGGCGTATTGTCTTCCGCCGACAGGTGTCGGTTCTGGTGTCGGCTCTGGTGGTGTCGGTATCGAGTTGGCTGTGGCGATGAGTCCGCCGAGGTCGGCTGTGGCGACCGCGTTCTGTTCAACCGCTGTGATCGCCGAAGCAACAAGACCGCCGAGGTTCGCTGATGCGCTCGCAGGTAGCACGACAGTTGCAGTCGCCGAACTGGCAAGTCCGCCGAGTTGTGCTTCGGCGGTTGCCGAAGTCGTGACGATTACTTCTGCAACTTCAGCAATCAGTTCACCGAGAGAAGCCGATGCGGAAGCGAAGTGTGTGACAGTCGATGTTGCGCTCGCCGACATTGCGCCAAGTGTCGCTGTGCCAGTCGCAGTTGTTAAGAACTGTCCGCCGTCAAGAACTTGTGCGCCGTCTAGTTGACTTGTGTCAAGAATGAATGCTGCACCACCATCTAAACCGAACGCGATGTCATCAAGTGTTGATGGCCCGTCGAGCGTGAACCTGATCACCGCCATAGCGGTACTAACTTGCGACTGTTAGAGATGCAGACAGATTGCCTGACGAGATTGTGTAAGTGTCACCAGCGGTGTATGCGTTGCCTGTGATAGTTCCAGAGAACAAGAAGTTACCTGCGGTCAACGAATCCCATGCGCTGAAGTGTGTAGCGTCTTGCGAACCTGAGATGTTCGTCCACGAGATATCTGCATCAGATACGATCGCACCTCCGGAAGCCGCAGCGAACGAAACCGATTTTCGTGTTGTTTCGGTTGCAGCGTTTGCGGTCGCAGCCGCACCTGGATCACCGACATGAAGTTTGATGTACACCTGCGTCACCGCATAAGAAGTGTTGTTGCCGAGCGCGTTCAAGAATGAATTGCAAAGATAGTTTGATAAACCGACAGCCATTACTCTTCAACCCTTTCAGTGATCGTCAAGATACGGCCGTCAGAGTCACGCTCAACCGTTCGCACAGTCGGCTTGCTCTCAGGCACATTGACACGCACCACAGTCTCAGGCACATTGATGATCGGCGCGGCGACACTCACTTGCGCCGGTGGAACATTCACGACAACTTCAGGCATCGTCACATTCACATCGCGCTGGTTCACATCGTAGGTTGGTGCGGGTTCGGTGACTTGTTGCAACAGCACAGGTGCGACGCCTGTGTGCGTAATTGGATCAACGTCAAGTGCCTTCAATACTGATGCTGGTTCGAAGCCTGCGTTGATGAGACGTTGAGCCATCATTGTTTTGCGGTCAAGTTCTGTGAGTCCAGCCGCACCGAGATCGACGTTCGCCAATGGCACACGGTAAGTGTCGCCACCATCGGCTGGTCGCAGATCTTCGAATCGTCGCACATCGTTGATTGACAACCAGCCCGCTTGCAGTCCTGATGAATATCCTGCAACACGCGAACCGAAGTCACCGCGCATCAGACCGTCAAGGTTGAACTTCAAGAATGAACCGTTGGTTAGAAGTTGACGCGAATATCCATCTTCAATCTTGGTGACGTATGGTCGGAGTGTGTGCATGACGAAGTGGATGCCGTTCATTTCGACTGATGCGTACGCTTGCGCACCTGCTTGAATCACACCAGCCATTGATGGTGGTACACGGAACGCACGAAGGATCTCCTCGACTGCGAACTGTCGTGACTGCAAGAACTGTGAATCATCTGGTGCGACCGAAGTTGTCGTATATTTTGCACCGCCGAACAGGATGCCTGGTCGGTGTGAGCGTCGCAAACCTTTGTGACCTTCTTCGAATCCGTCAACAAGCGACTTCGCTTGTTCGCGTGTCAGGTTGCCTGGGAACTCGATGATGCCGGAAGTGTGCGAACCTTGACCGAAGAACCTTGCAGCGAACTCTTCAAGAGCCTTCGATAGTCCGAGGTTCTCTTTGACAAGTTCGATGCGTGAACGGCCACGAAGATCGCCAGGTAAACGCAACTCGGACAGATGGATCATGTCTTCATGCTCGATCACGTCACGGTTGTCAAACACATAGATGATTCGGCGTGACTCGTCGCGCCTCACTTCAACTTTCAAAGGATTCAACACCGACAAACCTGCAATGCCTTGGTTGTCACGAATGATGCGTGTGAACGAGTTACCGTTCAACAGCATTGAGACAAGCACCTGTTGGAAGTGATCGGTGCGTGAGCAACCAATCTCAGGCATATCCAACCATTCAGGTCGTGGACGGTAAGGTCGGCGATCACCGTCAACACGGATGAACGTATCGACTGGCAGAGTTGAGATAGAGTCCGCGATCAGTCGGACACACGCATACACGGTTCCGATCTTCAACGAATCTTCTTGCGTGACTACCGTGCCAGAGTTTGTTGTGAATTGGAATGCGTCACCTGCGGCAAACAGCGACTGGAACGAGATTGCTCGCTCCTCGGTGCCTTGTGTGAACAGTCTTGACAGCATTATTTGTTATCCACTTTCTTTGACCGTTCCCATGCCAAGGTGAATGCAAGCATTGAAAGTCCTA